AGCAAACGACGGAGTTGTATCAACAGGAACTTTACGTTGGAATTCGAAGCCGAATAGTTTCATTTATTTTATTTTCCAAAAATGGAGAGGGAATTACCCCTCTCCTTCACAATATATATTATACTCTAATTAGCCTGGCTCACCAGTATCGATTTCTGGTCCAGTTCCACCGAATTGAATCGGAACCCAATAATCGTAAGAGAATGTTACATCAAACGTCTGAATGGCGTTTGTATTGTCCCAGTCCAGAGCCATATTAGAAATAGTTGTTGGGAAAATACCAACAAACTGATATTGTCTAATAATTTCACCACCTTTACTGTAATGAGTTACAAAAGCGTCTGTACTTTTGTATTGATTTTCAGGAAGCTTATTTTTGTTTTCAACATGCTGATTGATTTTGTTCGACCAATTTTCAAACATATCTCTTACAAGATAATCTTCGTCGTTCATAACTGTAACGGTCCAATCAGCGAAGGTACGATCGCCAGCCAACTTAATCTGGCGACCGAAATATGGAACGTTTACTGGATCAATAGTTGCTGCCGGAACTTCTGAAGCGCGGCAAGTGAAAACAAATTTTTCAAGTGCAGCATCATTGATTTCGCCAATATTTGGATTGATCGTAACTTCGAAAAGACTCGGTCTCGCGCCACCAAGTGTAAGACCGCGACTTTTGAAGTCGTTGATATTAAAAGCCATGTTCGTTACTCCTATTTTTCTTTATTTATTAGAACTGACCAATGATTGTTGAGAACTGAACGCCAGTTCTAACAGCCACGAAATTCAGCTGAATAAAGTTGATTGAACGATTTGGCTTGATGTAGATATCACCCCAGAACTCGTTACGGTCAATTCTTTCTGCTGTGTTATTAGTAGAGTCGCAAACAACCAGGAAGTCAGTAACACCACGACGAGCCTGAACATCACGCAGATAAGGAACAATTAGGTTCTTGAACTGTGATCTTGTAAATTCATCATTGAACTCGAATAGAGAAAATCTAGAAGCATTAGAGATTGATTTTTCGAGGGTGATGAATAGGCGACGAACATTGATACGATCAAAAGCTGAAGGCTTCTTGGTTCCAGTTTTATCACCGAACAGAACTGTTCCTTGACCTGGGAATGTTACAATCGGATTGATCGAGTTTTTGTATAGAATATCTCTATCAATCTTTACTGGATTATAACGAAGCTTTACGATGTTTTTGATTTGGCCACGATTGAAACCAGCTGGTGAAAACCAAGTGTCGTTCGTTGCTTCTGTTCTTGCAGCAAGACCAGCAATATCGCCGTTCAGAGGAACATAACGATAAACGTCGTTATAACGGTCGTACATATACTTGTAACTTGAATCGTATACTGCGTATGTAGAATCGTTGACAGCGCCAAACCAGTTAACAAGCGAAGTAGCTTCCGCTCCAACATTGCTCTTTATTAGAGAGTCATCTGCAGAGATGAATGCAACACAATCTTTACGAGCTTCGGCGATATTTTGGATCAGATAGTTTGCAAGCTGGAAATTATTAATCGTCTGACCATTAACAGAAGTAGTTCCACCGATTGGTTTACCTTGCATGACTAGGGAAATATCGGAAGTTTCTGTAGATTTGAACAGATCGTAAGCGGAAGCCATTGCGCTCAGAGAAACGGTAGATTCTGTGAAACCATCAACGCCACCAACAAACGATAATGTTAGAGGAGTTTGGTTAGTTGAACTTGCGATATTTAAAGCGGGGTTTGAAGCTGCACCGGAACGGTCATTACCCCACCATACGTAAGCAGAACCATCGTTGATTACTGTCTTGTAGTAAAGTGAAGCGCCTGCCTGAGACTTAGCGTCTGTGGCACGAGAAAGGTTATTGTAAACTTCTAGAACTGCGTTAGGAATACCAGTGAACATACCATCTTGGTCAACAACCACTACGTGCATGGAGTCAACAGCTGAGGTGTTACCAAAATTCGTATTGTAGAAAGAAGATGCAGGAGCTGCTGAAACTCTATCAAAAAATTCCCAGTTTCTAGTCAAACTAATAGAAGAAGTATTACCGTTAGTTGTAGTGTTGGCGACATAATCTGTTGAAAGATTATAATTACCATTGAAATTAATCGTAAAAGTTGCCGCCGAAGCATTGGCAGTAACCGAACCAACAGAAGAAATATTAAGGTATTGAGTTCCGATAGAAACGTTACCAATTGTCAGAGAGTCACCGACCGTCAAAGAATTCGCGATTGTGTTTGCATAAGTGTTAGCTGCACCAACAACACCATCTGAAGTGAATGTTAGAGTTGCACTATTCGAACCGATGCTAATAGAGAAAGAACCAGATACTACGTTGCTAGTTACAGACCCGACAAGAGCGAGGCTCGAGCTATATGCGTTTACGCTGTCACAAACTGAGATCTTCAGCGATGAGCCAAGAGAACCTGGATACTTTGCGATGTAAACAGCGTTAGAAGTAGTATTACCATCGCGAACGTTCAGGTAATCGTTTCTATTTTTTACAACGTTCGCGGCTACGTTTGCAGCGCCTGTATTCGCGATCGCGTTCAAAGCACCTTGAGCAGCATTCGAGCTGGTTGTGTTAGCAGCGCGAACTACGTAAAGAGAAGAACCGTAACCAAGAAAGTTAGCGGCAGTAAAAAATGTCTCGTAGTTATTTGATGTTGGCTTGCCGAATGTGTTCACTAGAACATTTTCGTCAGTTACCAAAATTCTTTCGCCGACTGGACCCCAGCGAAAAATACCGGCGATTGCGCCGGACGAAGTGGCTACGCCTGGGACGACTGTAGTAAGGTCGACCTCAGTTACGTTTACGCCAGGACTTACTTGATATGCCATTTGTTATCTCCTTTCGAAATTTTATATTACTCGAGCGTTTCAAACTTATTTATAAAAACCCATGTTCTGGCTCATCATTCATCCATCCTCTAACAGTCGGAGCCTCGACTATCTCTGCATGCGTCATACCATTATCAACAAACCCAAACGGAGTAAGATCCTGTGAAATTTCTTCATCTGTTTTTTCGCGGAGCCTTGCAAGCGTATTTATAGAAGTAAGCTCTTTGAAATACATCTGATCCGATAGCCAGGCAAACAGAACCAAGCTCATGACCATGTCATCGTGTTTACCAGGTTCAGCTTCGTATGACAATCCCTTCCTAGAAAAGGTAGAGAGCTCACTAATTGTTTCAAAATCATTTACGGCAAGTTGATTTTGCTCGATTAGAAGTTTTAGGATTGAACAACCGACAGATTTGACTGATTTGGTTGTGCGAATACCTTTGTCAATGTTACCACCGAAACCTGACGTGATTCTTTTACCACTTCTACCTGCAGATTCTGTGAACAGAACATTATCGTATTCGAAATCAAAATGAAGAGACGTTGCAACCTGCTCACCAATGTCATTGATTTCGACAAGAACAGCAGCGTTGTTATACGATTTACAAACTCTGAAAACAATCTCAGCATAGTCAATTGGTGACACTAGATTATTACGGTAAGTGCAGATCTGTTTGTAAGGCATAGAATGAACATCAATTATACTGAATGCTGAGTAGTCCAGACCTTTGCCTCTTGACACGTCAACGATACAGACATACGGGTGATCTTTTACAGGCTGTTCGAATAACTGCAATCCATCGTTTTTATGGATTGGTATTTTGTATACGAGCTCTTTTAGTTTCCAACCAGCGATAAGAGTACCAGAGCTACCTTGGAATTCTACACAGTATTCTTGATCGAACTTTTCTGTATCAAAATTCAATGCCGAAAGAGCGTCCTTTCTCCAGGCTTCATCTCTTCCTGGAACATCGTGCCACATGACTTTTATCGACTTGTAATTGCTTTTACCTTCGACTGCGTTCTGCCAAATTTTGTAGAAGTGATTCAGACCGTTTGGAGTTGATACCAAAACGATCTTTGATTCTGTACCAGATGAAATAGTAGGATAAACGGATGTAAAAAATTCGTCCCAGTTCTCGATGAACGCAGCTTCGTCAATAAACAATAGGTTAATAGAGTAACCACGAATGTTATTAGAAGATGTAGCAGCTGCTATGACTCGGCTGTTATTTTCTAACTCGAACGATCCTTTGTTCCATTCCCTGACTCCCTGCTGCAACCACTTAGGAAGATACTGATACGCCAGCTGAATACGCCCAAGGATTTCGCGCGCCGTATCGCCTTTATTTGCAAGTAGAGCGACGGTCTTGTCGGAATGGAAAATGATATACCAAAGAATAAATCCGCAAGTTGTAGTTGATTTACCTGCCTGTCTAGCCGTCGCGATGACTGTGTACCTTTCTTCTGCCATCGTCTTGAGCATTTGTTTTTGATATGGATAAGGAACGAAATTAACTAGACCGCGATCGATGTTAATGATCTTCATGTAAGTTGTAACGAAGTACACAACATCGTTTTTACATTTCATGTATTCCTGAACTAAATCTGGAGACCAGTTTACAGAAACTCCGCTGCGTTTTAGATTTGGATTACCGAGGTAACTTCTAAAATTGTTAATCTCGTTCATTTTTTATACTTTCAATCATCTTTTGTAGTTCTGAGGTTGAACCTACGAACAGATTGTTCGTCACGTGTTTTTTTGCTTCTTCATCCTGAGGGACATCTGCCTTGTCAATTGTTCTGATTTGCTGCTGTATGTCAAGCAACTGTTTAGACGCGTTCGTGACTGTATCCATAAGTTTCGCTAGGACTTCGAACGCTCTGGGATTTTGTGACTGATCTGCGATAGTTGCAAGTTTTGCAATAGCATCAGTACCATTTTCTATAACCTCGCGAACGTTCGCGCGCGCGAAAGTGAAGTCTTCTTTAGCAGAATCATTCTTTGCCGTGTTAACGATAGTAGAAATCGATTTACTATAGTCTGGCGGAACGATTGGTCCCAGATTTAATGCCCTATCGATTGGGCTTTCATCATCATTATTGTCCATAGTCCCGTTCCGTGATGTTAGTTACATAGCCATAATCATCAGTTGCAACAATATTAGCAACTGGTATCGAAAGGCTAGAGTTAGAGGTTGGTTGACCGTTTGCAGTCAATCCAGGCTGCACCTGGATGTATGTTACAACCGGATTCGATGTATTGGCGACCATATCACCTTTTACAACAAAGAATTCTGTGTTGGCGAATTTGATAACTTTGGAAGTTTTTACCGGACCATATAGATAAGCTTTCATAGTGAAATCTAGATTCCAAACCATCGATCTGCGTTCTTTGAAATCGCCTTCGTATACGTCTTCAAGATTTACTCTATTCAGAACGACCGGTATGTCCATGGTTACATTCATCTCGGGAATAAGTTGAACAGTTGTTGTCCAGTCCGGAGTAAAATAAGGTAGAATCTGCTCTACGATTTTGTTACCATCTTCAGCGTTCTTTACAAGTACATTCAGCTGGAAGTTGATGTTGTAAGGAACTGGTGTATACTGATATTTGTTCTTCGACTTATCATCCGGGTCTATTACTGCAATACGGTTGATTGTTTGAAGTTTTCTAGAACCGTCATAGTCGAAGCCAGTCATTTCGAACGCCATCATCGGTAACGGATACGTCGCTGTTGGACGATCAATATTGGGATCCTGGACCACACGAGCCAGCATTTTGTCTTTCGGACCGTATGTAATCGGAACTCTTTCAATAAGAGTAACATTACCATTTTTATCCGTTCTGCTGATGTAGATACCGTTGAACAAAGTCCCGAACAGGATGATGTATTTACGTATTGTTGAGAAGTAAAATGGAGTTGATGAGAACATCAGATTTTGCCCTCACTGAAAGGATCTTTTTCGGTAAAGTCGATGAAATCATCTGATCCTAGTGGGAAGTTATCAGTTCCATACTGAATCGTATCGTTTTCGGATGCCGGATTGATAGTTTCGGGTTTGTAAGATTCCACAACTAGATAGTTACTATCTTCATCAGTCAGATTGACACCTTCTTCATCCATAATAGTATAGTCAAGAATATTGACAGAGTAATTTTGTTGAATAGCATCGATTTCAGGAATACCAGTGTTGAACTGTTCGTTGCTGTATTCAAAGAGCTCGCAAGTCAGTTCCCAAGTCTGCAGAGCGCCGAACTGATAGAACATCTCGAACTTATTGACGAACTTGATCTGGAAACATTTACGATTCAGTGGGAAATAAATCAGATCGCCTTCGTTCGGTCTTACCTGATCAGTTACAATAGCAACTTCCTGATTGAACGTTCTCTGGGCAATGCTGAATACAACCTGATCGCGAATCTGCAAGCCGAACTTAGACATGAAGTTACCATCGCCAGTAAATCCATCAACCGATTTGATGTAGAGCTCTACCATGATAGCATGATTGTATTGTGATGATGAATCTTCGCCAAGAAGATTATCGTAGTTGGTGATAACGCGAGGAACGTAATACATGTCTTCGCCATAGATCTTAATAGACTCTATGATCAGATCCTCATAAAGGTTCTGTTCGTTAGATGAAGAAAAATTATTGAAATAAAAGTTAGTTGCCACAGTATCAGCCAATCATATCCGTAACGGGTAGGCTGTAACTTATGATCATCTCACGTTCTAGTTCTCCACGCTCGCGTATGGCGTCATCGTAGATTTTTTGACCATTGAACTGAATACCACCAGGAAGCTGCATACCAATGAACTTAGAAAGGTTTGCACCCCATTGTTGCTTAATCAAACAAGTAGCGTAGCGAAGAAGCCAACGATCTTTCCATACATCAACGTAAACATCCGGATCAACAATCTGGTAAGCCTCTACAATGATGTAGTCGCCAGTATTTACAATCTGCCAGTCCA